TTCTGCAGTTCTGCCTGCGGTCCATCTGCCATCAATCAGCCTCGCTCGCGGTTGGCGGCCCTTTGAACTTGAAGGCCTTCGCGGTCTCGCGCCGGATGCGCGCGCGGATGCGCTTTCGGAGGGAGCGATACGCGGGGAAGAAGAATGGCTGCGCGGTGCTGCCAGGGTGGCCAGTGCCCTCGCCTGCGGTAGCCTGCCTCACGCCGGCCGCAGTGCCGCCGCCGAGGGCGACGTTGTGCGCGGCAGTGCCAAATTCGACCCAAGCCGCGTAGTAAGCCTTATCATTGCCAGCATAGACCGTGATCTTCAGCCCGCGATCGCCTACGTCGCTCGATGCAATAACCTTGGCGCCCGCTGGAGCGTCGCCCCAGGTCCAGCCGATGCTGTCGCGAAGATCCCCGTCATCGACGGGAACCAGCCGCTTCATCATCTCGATGAGCTCGTCGGCGCCAGCCTCCATCGCGATCTTGGCTCTCGCCTCAACTCGCTTCGGGATGGCTGCGACTTTCTTGTTCAGGTCGGAAATGCCTTGGACCACGCGGCCTCCCGGCGCCGAGCGCCACTCACGGAACCGAGCCCCGCTCGCAGAGCAGGTCGATCCATTTGTTGTCCACGGTCGCAGTCACGTCTTTGATCGCGTACTCGGCGCCCGTGCGGGTATCCGTCACGCGCCATTCGGCTGTGACGTCGCGCGTTCGCGTGGAAGCACGCACCCGCAAGACAAGCGGGTGCCGGTTCTCGAGCCTCGCAGCCAGGACGCCCTCACCACCGCGCATATGAACGTAGGAGGCCGCATCCTGAAACCGCTCCACCCAGCCGCCGACCGTGTTGCCATAGCCGTCATCAACTTCACCGCGGACGGCGAAGGAGACGCGCTCGCGCAGCGTTCCTGCGCCATCGGCTTTGTCCGCCATTACGCGCTCGCGACGCCGCTATACTGGACGTCCAGGTTCAACACAGACGCCGAGGCAGCCAGGCCGAGGAGGACGACGTAGTCGCCGCCGGTAATGTCGGCCACGGGGCAGAGCTTGCCGGGCGTGTCGGACAGGTAATAGGCCGTGCCGGCAGTCAGGACCGCGCCAAGCGTGACGGCGCCGCCAGTCTGAACAACGATAGGCTGGTCTGCGGCCGCGGAGTTCAGCGCAATGCCGATGTTCGCCGTCTGGCCGCGCGCCTCTGCTGTGGCCGCGTCGCTGTCAGCGAGCTGCCACTTGCCGGTCGTTGCCGTGTCGAGAAATGCGACTTCGCCCGCGGCGATAGCCGCGCCAGCCGTTCCCGTCTTCGTCGGCGCACCAGCGCCAGCGACCACACTGGCCGCGGTAATTGTCAGGTCTGCCATGGAGTCTCCTGCGGCCTAGCGCCGGTAATTGGTCAAAAGAGCGTCGAACGCCGTCCATTCGGGCGTCTCTGCGTTCTCGCGATTGAGGTAAGCCTCGGCGATCCAGAGCAGCATCGCGTGCTTCAGAGCAGGAGGCGTCGCCTCGTATCCGACTACCGCAGTCAGCGTGATCCGAGAGCCGGGTCGCGTGGTCGGCCAGCGTTGCCCATAAGCTGGAACGACCGCGGCCTCGAGGCCATCGAACCGCTCCTCGTAGGAAGCCGCAGGAAGCGTCTGCTCGTCGCCAGCCGTGTCTATATACGAGATGGAGGAGACAGACTGCGCGGGCGCTAGAGACAGGCGGCGAAGGTCGCAGAACGCGTCGCACTTCATCTCAACAGTCTGCGTCGCCAAAGGCGTTCCGCAGTACCGCTCGACATGGTCTCGAGCAGCCGCAATCAGCGCCCCGAAGAGCGCGTCATCGTCGTCGTGCAGAACGTTGCACTGGCGTTTCGCCTCGGCTACCAAGACTGGCTCAGTTGCCGGCGTCGTGACCTTCGGGGGATACCACATCCTTGTTCCGCCTTCCGCGCCGCTCCGAGGCGGGCTGCGCCACAGCGCGCTCGACAATCTCTTCAGCCACTGGAACGGCATAACCCGCTTCGATCAGCCGGATGGCTTCTGCATCGGGAAACTCGCGCGTGTCGCCAGGCGACAGGCTGTATTCGTTGCCGGACAAGCCGACTAGCATTCGGATATTCATGTTCCCTCCTTGGGAGGAGGCGGGCCGAAGCCCGCCGTCCAGGATTAGGAAGCAGCCGTGATCAGGTGCTTGATGGCAGCCGTGTCGCCGAGCTCGCCGTCGAAGCGGATGAGGCCAGCAATGCCGAGATCCGGCCAGAAGCGCTCGCGCAGCACGCCGATGACGGGCGAGCCGACCTTGCGGACGAAGTATTTCGAGAAGTCGCCGAAGAGCATGACCTTCTTGGCCGCGGCCAGGGTGTCCATGTCGTCGTTGATCTCGTAGCGATAGCCGAGGAGCGTGCCCGGCTCACCCTTCTGGATGTCGCCCATCGACCAGAGATAGTTGCCGTCGCCGTCCTTCAGCTTGCGGATGGCCGCCAGCGTGAGGTCTGCGAACATGAAGCGGGCCTTCGGCGAACGGCGATAGGCCGCATTGACCGAGTGCAGGAGGTCGATGATCTCGTCCCCGGTAATCGCAGCAGCCGCGGTTGCGGTCTTGCCGAGCGAGGAAGCCGTAACGACGCCGTTCGGGTCGCCGGTACCGTCGCCGATCGTCAGTTCGCGGTTGGCGATGCGGCCGAGGCGCTCGCCGAGCAGGGAGCCGAGGAGCGATTCCATGTTGAACACGGAGTCCTGCGCCAGTTCCATCGAGAACTTCACGAACTCGGTGTCGTAGACGTAGGCCGACAGCTCCTTGTTGCCGAAGACTGCATCCTGCGAGCCGTCGTCAGCGATAGCTGCACCTTCGGTGTGCTTCGCGCCGGTCTTGCCGGTGTCGTCGACCGTCGGGATGTTGATGACATTGCCGCCTGCCGTGGAAATCACGGTAGCGATGTCTTCGTTGTACATCGGACCCCAGTCCTTCATCGACTTGACGATGAAGTTCGCCAGTTCGACGGGGACGGTGTAGCCGCCGGCAGAAGCCGTGCCGGTCGTCTGCGTACGGAATTCCTTGGTCGACTGGACGCCAGCCTTCAGGACCGCGCGCTCTTCCGAGGAGAGCTCGTCGAGGGAGGCGCCGCTTGCGATGAACTTGTAGAAGACGTCGCGATATTCGGTCTTCGGGCCTTCTTCCTGGCCGCGCTGGTCAGTGTCTTCGCCCTTCGGCCGACGCTGGCGCTGACGCTCTTCGAAGCGAGCCTCAATGGCAGCCTGGCGCTCTTCGCGCTCGATGTTCTTCTCCACGCGATCGAAGTCGGCCATGATCGAGTCGTGGCGAGCTTCGAGCTCCGCGGAGCGGGCTTCGTCGGTGTTGGCGGTGATTTCGTTCAGGGCTTCGCGCGCCTGCGTCATCAGACGGCCGCGCTTCTCCTGCAACTCGGTAAGAGTAGGCATCAAATTCTCCAGATTTTAGGGGTGGGGAATGGCAGGACGTTCGTCCATGCCCTCCGGCTTTGCCGGGTGACTACGAGGCGTCCTGCCGGATGCCTCGGAACTTCTGTTCTTGTGCGGCGCGCTTCTCGGCCAGCCGACGGGCAGCCGCAGCAGCGTTGTCCGCCCTGCGCTTCTCCTCCGCCCTCGCCTCCTCGGCCTCCGCGCGGATCGCCTCGAGTGAGCGAACGCCGACGGTCGTATCCGTGTAGGCCGGGAACGTTACGATCGAGACCTCGTTGATCTCGACCTTCTCCAGCGTGCGCTTTGGCGGGTCGACCGTGTCGTCCCACGACTGCTTCATCGCGCGGAAATCGAACGAGCAGCCGCTGATGTCGCCGCGGGCAACCAGGGTGCCGACGTCGCGACCGAGCACCGTGTCCGGCAGATCCACCTCGAAGCGGAGCCCGTGGGCGTCTTCCGACAGCCGCAGCGTCCCGCTCTTGGTGCGCCCCAGGACGTTGCCGCTCTGGTGGTTGAACAGGCAGCGGACGTCGCCCTTGATCGTCTCGGCGAACGCGCCGGGCGCGATCTGCTCGGTGAAGTACCCGCCGATGTCGGTCGGGGAATTGAACACGGCTGCGTAGCCGGTGAGCGTCTTCGTGCCGCTCTCGTCTGCGCGCAGTTCAACCTGCTGCGCTATGCGCTTTTCGAATTCGCTCATGCGGCTTCCGCCTCACCCTCATTGCCGCTTGGCGGCGTATTGTCATTGGCTGCGGCCGGCACTTCGCCGGCCATATCAACGGGAACTGTCGCCTGCTGGATAAGCAACTTGTTGCCACCCGGGAGCGGCGGTCGATTGTCGAGCTCGCGAGCCTCGTTCGGAGTCAACTGCGCGGTCATGATCGCGCGGGCGTTGCCCTCCATGCGGGTCTTGTAGTCGCCGCGAAGCAGGCCATCCAGATTGTGCTCGACGTAGCGGCTCCTGGCCGATCGGCCGAAGAGCTTCAGGTTCATCTCGCCCTCGAGCGCCTCGGCCCACTGGCCGATAAGGTGCTTCACAAGGTGCAAGTCCTGCTGCTCGGCGTTGCTGAACGTCGCCTTCGACAAGTCCTGCAGAAACACCGGGGGCATCTGCCAGGCGCGTGCGATTTCTTCCACCTGGAAGCGCCGCGCCTCGACCATCTGGCCCTTTGCAGGATCCAGGCCGACCGGATTAAGCTTGTAGCCCGGCGGAATCGGAAACACCGACTCGCCAGCGCCCTTCGCGCCGTCGATCGAGCGCTTGATGTCGCCCTTCGCGCGCTCCATCGCGTCTTTGTTCGCAGGCAACGGGCCTTCGAGGACCAGCGGCGGCACGCCACCGCCGGCAAAGAAGTTGCTGCCGTAGTCGTTCATGGCGAGCGCGAGCTGGATAGCTTTCGCCGCCTGCATGACCGGGCCATAATGCTTCAGGCCATCCGCCTTCAGCATGAATGGGACGTCGATGACGTCGGCAGCGGGGTATTCAGTGCCGTCGCAGGTGTAGAAGACGTTGCCCTGCCGGCGCGATATGGTCGTCTTGCTAGGGTCGAGTGGCCAGATGGCGAATACGCCCTGCGGCGTCCGCTCAATCCATGCGAGGCCGCGACCGCCCGTGAAGACCTGCGACCAGAACCACTGCCAGAACTTGAACCTATCCTGCGCCGGGTTTGGTGCGTCATGCACCACCGTCGCCAGCAGGCCTCCGAGGCGCTCCGAGCCGTCCTTAGTCTTGCGGTAGGCGTGCAGCGGCAAGGCCGCCAGCGTGCGAGACAGGAAGTTCACGGCAGCCCACACCGCAGGCACCGTGAGAGCGTTGTCGATCGTCACAGCCGGCAGGTTCGCCGACTGCACGCCGAAGAACGCCAGGAAGTTGTCGGCGCTGACGGGCACAGTCGGATTCTCGATGGATGCGCGCGTTTCCGGCGGTTCTTCGGCTTTTGGGCGGCCTAGGCCAAACTTCCAGTCCATTATGCCGCCTTTGCGATGCTGAATTCGGGGTCGTCCCAGGGAGAGGCTACGGGCTTGATCTCGACGAATCCGTCCAGCGCAGCACCGATCGCCATTGCGCTGGCCACGGCTGGGTCGATGCGCACCGTCGCTTTCTTCTTCGAGAACCACTGGTTACCCATTAGCGGGTCGGTTTCGATCGCTACGCCCATGAGCGCGCCGAGAAGAACGGGGGAACGACGGATCCTGATGCGCTCCTCAAGAATGAGCGTCTCCAGGGCGCTAACTGAGCCAGGCATCCACAAGCCCAACGGAGGCTCGAGACCTGCGTCTTTGGCGGCTTGAACCTTTGCCTCGTCCGGTTTTGCGCGCTTCTTTCCGCCCTGCGGATGCGCAACCGTCTTGATCTCTACGCCGTAGTCGTCGAGCTCTTGCTCGAATTTGTCATAGGCGTAGCGGTCAAAAGCCAGAACACCAATGCCATGCTCAGCATTAAGGCGCGCGAAGAGTGCAGCGACATGGTCGTACCTAACGCGAGCGCCTTCTGGCGCGTGAATGTATGGCCACGTCGTGCCGGGGTAGAATGTCTCGTTCCACAGCCGGTATGGCACGTGGTCCTGCTTCGACCGCTCATCCATCGTGTCCCGAGGCGTCCACGCCTCAACCCACAGATCGTAGGTCGGCATTTCCACCTCTTCACCGTCCTCGCGCGTGACGCGCTTGGTGCCGGTTTCGACAGCGAATGCCGCGGCCGTCAGATCCTTCGCGCCGGAAAGGTCGAGCCCCGCGGCCGTGATCGTCTTGCCCTTGTGC